CGCAGCCTTTCCCTAGTTACGATCTATAATAACCAAAAATCTACAAAATCAACAACTAATTTTTAGCAGCCGCCTTTAATTGGTCATAAAGTGGTCTATTTGTTTTATACAATCTCATCTGTTCTGTAAGGTTTCCACCGTTTTCAAATGGGTTTTTGTCCATACCAATTGGCAAGTTGCCCGATGTTTTTCTACCAATCGGTGCGCCTGAACCTCTCGCGGGGTCAGATTTCTTTAACCAATCTGGTAAGCTCTCAGCCCACTTGGCAACTGGGGTTTCCTCATATCCATCAACAACAACTACCGTTCCATCTTCCCGCCTTTTGATTTGCTCCGGGCTTAGTTTTGTTTTCAATACCATGTCAGGGTCATGAACAATATCAGCCAAAGCAGAAACCGTTGGCGTGATTAACTCCAACTCTTTTACCCTTTGTTCTAATTTTTTAATCTGTTCATCTTTTGTTGCACTTGCTTCTCTAAACTGCTGATCTCGAGCCTGTAGCGCTTCTGAATACTTTCCCTTGGCCTCTAGTTCTGCTTGCTCGGCCTTTTGTTTAAACTCTAGTAGTTTTTGTACGTCCGTACCATCAGGCATAGTGGAAAGCGTTTGTTCTAGCTTCTGAAACTTTTTCTTTTCGTCTAGTAATTCTTTGTTTTTTGCGTCCATTGATTGAACGCGACTTTCG